CCAAACACTTTAGATTCTGTAACTTTAGATTTTACAAGTAATGTATCAGAGACAGAATCTTCTACAACAGGTGGTGGATATTAATTGGAGATAAAAAATGCCAACATATGGTAAAAACAATTTTAAAGAATCAAATGTAAACTATTTAAATAAAGATTTTGGTGCATTAAAAACATCTTTGATGAATTATGCTAAATCTTATTTTCCAGATACATATCGTGATTTCAATGAAACATCACCTGGTATGATGTTATTGGAAATGAACGCTTATGTTGGAGATGTATTATCATTTTATATTGATAAACAATATCAAGAAATGTTATTACCATTAGCAGAGGAAAGAAGAAACATAATCACGATGGCTAAAATGTTTGGATACAAAGTAAAACCAATCGTTCCTGCGTATGTTGATTTAACTTTTACCTCAAATGTAAATGCTTCGAGTGGTGACAATTCTAAAGTTGATTATAGTGATGCTAGTGTATTTGATGATGGTATTGAATTAACTTCTGATTCCAATTCTGATATTATTTTTACAACACTTGAACCAATTGATTTTAGAATTACAGGTTCTGATGATACCACTACAATTGGTTCAACAGATACTAGTGGTTTAGCTTCAACTTATACATTATCAAGAACTGTGAGAGCTATGAGTGCAGCTCAGAAAACAATCACAATCCAAGTTGGAGTACCTGAAAAATTTAAAACCATTACTATACCTGATACAAATGTTATTGATATTATTTCTTGTGTGGATTCAAATGGTCAGAATTGGTATGAAGTAGATTATTTAGCACAAGATAAAGTCCCAATCACTAATCACTACACAGATGATATAAATAGAGATTCAGCTTATTCAACTGAAACTGGTGGTGTTCACTCATCAACAGCAGTACCATTTTCTTTGAGCTACATTACAACAGGAAAAAGATTTACTCGTGAAACAAATTTAGATAACACAACTTCACTTGTATTTGGTAATGGTGTATTAAAAGACGGACAACTTATTGATGAGGGTTTCATTGATATGGAACAAGTTGGAATCGTTATTCCTGGTCAGACAAATGATTTAAATGAATCCATTAATCCATTATTGGGTGATGAGTATTCAACATTAGGTGAGACACCAAACAACACAACTCTTACAATAACTTATCGTGTTGGTGGTGGTATAAACTCAAATGTTCCAAGTGGAGATTTAACAACTGTACCAAGTGGAATAACACCAGCTATTAATGGTGGAGCTACACTTGATACTGTTACAAACAACAATCCTGCTCGTGGTGGTAAGGATGAAGAGGACACAATTGAAATAAAAGAAAGAGCTAAAGCGTTTTTCACAACACAAAACAGATGTGTAACCAAAGAAGATTATGAAGCTAGAGTATTAAACATACCAGCTAAGTTTGGTAACATAGCAAAAGCATATGTTACGAGAGAAGCACCTGAAGTTCAAGGTAATATAGATTTGGTATCAGTTAATGATTTTATAGTACAAAGTAATCTTGTGAGGGACTACTTAACTGATTATGTAAATGGTAGTCAGTTTAGTGGCTATGTACAAAATCAAGATGTAGAGGGTCTTAAAACTCAAATACTTTTAGAACTTGAGACTATTCCAGAAGTACCTGATATTTCAGGTATAGTTAGAACCTTAGAATTAGGTACAGTAAACATTTATGTATTAGGATACAATAATAAAAAACAATTAGTTGGTAACCCACATGCTACTTCTATGTCAAAAACTGATAACATACCAGTAACTTTAATGACAAACATATCAAAATATTTAGAAGACTTTAAAATAATGACTGATACTGTAACAATTAATGATGGGTATATTGTAAACTTTGGTGTAATGTTTGATATAGTTGCTGAAAAATATTCAAACAAACAAAAAGTAAAATTAGATTGTATTCAAAGAATAAAAGATTATTTTAGAATTGAAAAAATACAATTTAATCAACCAATTTATAAAAGTAATTTAGAATATGAATTAATGGGTGTAGATGGAGTTCGTTCTATTGGGCATGTAACCATTACACAAGAAAAAGATTATTTTTATGATGATGGTGAAACATTAAACTCACCAACTTATACTTATTCATATAGTAATACTGGAGAAGCTTTAATTGATATAGATGGTGACGGTACACTTGATGGTAGTTTTGTAGAAGCTGATGGGGGAACAATTGGATATGGATATAAATATGATTTTGCAACTGCTCTTTCAGATGATGGTACAATTGTATTACCACCAAGTACATCAACACCAACGGTTTTTGAATTAAAGAATCCAAATCAAAACATACAAGGGAGAGTTAGATAATGCATCATTTTATTTTTCCATCACAAGACACTTGGATTTCAAGTGGTTCATCAACTATAGATGGTGAGTCTTTTAAAGACCAAAACTTTGGAAGAGACCAAATACTTGAAGTCAAAAAAGAATTTTATAACAATTCATTTAATTATCCAACAAGAGCGTTAGTTAATTTTAATGGAACTGAATTTACTGAATTATCTAAGTCACTTGCTGATGGGACTATATCAGCACTCAGAGCTGCAGGGGGTACAAGTGGTACTAAGGTTTATTTAAGACTATATGAGGCTGAGGGTAATTCGGAAATGACTGAAGAATACACTTTAGCTATCCAACCAATATCACAATCTTGGACAGAGGGTACGGGTAAGTTTGGTGATAAACCAAAAAATACAAATGGGTGTAGTTGGGAAAATCGTAGTAATCCAATTGGTGGTAATGTAGTTACTTGGGCTAACGCTGGTGTTACAGTATTAAATGTTAGTCAATCAACACAAACTTTTTCAAATCAATCACCTGATGTTAATGTGGATATAACAAATATGTTTCGTATGTGGTACAATGGTCAAGAAGAAAATTATGGAATGTTAATTAATTTTAGTGGAAGTCAAGAAACAGATTCTTCAACATTTGGACATTTAAAATTTTTCTCAAGAAACACACATACGATTTATTCACCAAAATTAGAAGTTCGTTGGGATGATTCATCATTCTCTACTGGTTCATTAAATGAATTAACAATGAGTGGATTAGCTGATAACTTTTTATATATGAAAGGTTTGAGAGAAGAATATAAAGTAGGTGAAAGAGTTAAGTTTAGAGTTGGTGCAAGAAAAAGATATATTCAAAAATCCTTTTCTACATCAGTTCAAACTACAACTAATTCTTTTATAACAAATACAAGTGGTTCATATGCAATTAAAGATGTTGCTACTGATGAGTTTATTGTTCCATTTGAAGATAATCAAGATACAAGTTATACAAAGTTAAGTTGTGATGAAAACTCAAATTATTTTATTCAATACTTAGATGGTTTTTATCCTGATAGGGCTTATAAAATATTATTAAAACTAAAATATAATGATGGACAAGAACAAGTATTTGATGATGACTTTGAATTTATAGTTAAAAGGAAATAGATTATGACACCTCAAGAAAAATTAGAGTTATTATTAGATAGAATAGCTGAAGCATTAATAGTAAGTGAATATGTTGATACAACTAAAGTTACTGATTCACAGAAATTTATTCGTAATGGTCAACTTCAACAAGGTTCTGGTGAAGGAGTCTTAGCTCTCTTTCAGAAAGATATAAAAGCCAATCAAGAAGATTTAATAAATTCAGCTACAGTTATAGTAGATGAATCAAATGTTCAACAAAATTTACAAGAGATAGCTAATAATCTTATTCCCGCACAATATTCAATTAATGTAAATGCATCTGGAATTATTTCAATATTAACAGATAACGAATCTTATAATGGTTTTGATTTAACACCATTATTAACAACTATAGATACTAACGAAGATGGAACTTCAACTGTTT